ATACGAACTAGATGACGTGTGCGATGAACACGCCATCATCGCCTTTGAGGGTCGTACCGCGCTTGACGCGGTGGAACTACTCAACGATGGTGATGACTACCTGCTGGAACTAGATGAGGTTGAACTCCACCTGGTTCCGAAGCCACGCATCACCGTAATCAACGAAGGCCAGGGTCCACTCATCGCGAAGAAGAAGCGCGTATGAGGGTCACCGATTGGCACCGTTGGCAGATGACGAAACTGTTCGTCGTATTCATATTGGTTCTGGTTGCCATCGCTTGCGGTGGCGGCCTTGAAGACGTGGATGGCACGCTTGCGTTGCCGTCACCGGTGGGGTTGGTCGCGTCAATGTCGTGCGCGCTCGGCCTTATGTACAACATCATCCAAAACGACAGACAAGGAAGAAGGTAACAACCGTGAGTAGAGAGTCAATGGAATGGCTCAACCAAAACATTTTGGTTGGGTTCACCGAAAGCAGAGGAGAGGCTTGGCACTATCGCAAGTCTGACCAGGGTACAGAACCGAACCACTACGAGAAGGCCATACCGATTGACGATGTCCGTCGCCGGCTGTTCGCGTGGAAGGCGATTGAAGTACCGATGTACGTTGAGGACACCGCCAAGAACCAGCACACGGTACCAAACCGTAAGGCGCTGGTTCGCGACGACACTTACGGCGTGCTTGGCGTGGTATCAGAGTCATACGCACCACACCAATACGAAGAGGTGTTACTCACCAAGATAAGCGACATCATCAGCGACAGCGAACTATCTATCGGTTCCGCTGGGCTACTGAAGGGTGGCGCTATCGCCTGGGTACAGATTGAGATGCCAGAAAACTTGAAGGTTGCGGACGTGGAGTTCAGGCCGCACCTGCTGGCAACGACATCGTTCAACGGAAGCATCGCTACCACCTACAAACGTACGGTCACGATTGTTGTTTGCGACAACACGCGCGCCGAGGCGTTGAAGGAATCAGGCCAGGAGTATCGGGTGCGCCACACGGCGAACAGTCAGTTCCGTATCGCTGAGTCACGCGACGCGCTGAACGTGGTGTTCAAGTTAGGTGAGGCGTTCACGAAGGAGATTGAGCAGATGTTGGCCGTCAAGGTCAGCGACGCCGATTACACCAGGTTCGTTGAGCGCCTGGTTCCTCTCCGTACGGATGCCAGCAAGACAGCCACCACGAAGGCTGACGCTGACCGCGCCGTGTACCACCGGCTATGGAACGATGACCCACGGGTGACACCGTGGAAGGGTTCAGGGTTCGCCGCCGTTCAAGCGGTCAACACCTACCGACAGCACCTACGTCCGACGCGTGGCGATACCATCCGCGTTGAACGGAATATGATGGACAACCTTACCGGGCAAACTGAAATCAGCGACCAGGAGGCGTTCAAGCAGTTACTCGCAGTCGTAAGGTAGCAGTCCGCCCATCCCCCCAGCGTCGTAGGTTTACTTACGGCCTGGGGGGATAACACGTAAGGGAAGAAGATGACAACAACTGATTTGAAGAACGCAGTAAGGTTTCTAGAGAAAGTATTCGTAGGCCGTGTGGATGAAGAAGCGCTACTCACAACCATCACAAACATAACCAAAGAGATAAGAAAGAGGGAACGAAGTGAACGAGGAACTCGCTGAACTAATGGAATGGCAAGCACGCTGTTCAGACCTACAAACGGTGAACGAACAGTTGCGTGATGAGCGTGACCTGGCGTTACGCGAATGGCGTGAAGCGAAGGCCGTATCGGAACTGTATTGGTCACGCGTCGTTGAACTTGAATCAGCGTTGAGCAAAGCCAACAGCATCACTTCACGGTTACGACAACACATCCAGCAAGGTATTGAACTGTGAACGTGCTTGACGCTTCGCTGGTAGTCGCAATCGTGGTTGGCTTCGGACTGCTCTTCGGTTTGGCGATACGCGACAAGTTCTGATGCCGCTACTTACTCAAAACGCTGAACTCAAGCCGCACGGTATCTACAACTTCGCGATACCAGCGTGGTACACGCGCCTAACGGATGGTTCCCTGTTCGTAACCTGCCCGAACGCCGGCGCTTGCGCAAAACTCTGCTACGCCCGTAACGGTACGTATATGTTCAAGAACGTGAAGGCGGCGCATCGGCGCAACCTTGAACTATTCCTGAACTCGCCTATCTTGTTTATGGAAGCCATCATCACGGAACTCGCCCACAAGCGCTTCAGGCCAACAGCCCAGGCGCGCGCGCTTCCGCCAGGCGTTGATATGTCGCGGCTGGAACCAGCGCTACGCAAATGGTGTTACTCAGGTGGGAAGGCCGTACGCATCCACGACTCAGGCGACTTCTTTAGCACGAACTACTTACGCACCTGGCTAACCATCGCTGGTTTGGTTCCTGACGTGCTGTTCTATGCGTACACGAAAGAGGTAGCGATGTTCAAGAATGAACTTGAGCGCGGCGACTTCCCACCGAACTTTCGCTATCTGTTCAGCACGGGTGGCCTTCAAGACGAGATGATTAGCGAAGGCGATAGGCACGCTGATGTCTTCGCGAACGAGGCTGAGATTACCGCCGCCGGTTACGTCTCTCAGGACGCGTCCGACCTGCTGGCCGTGCTACTACCAACCAATCGCATCGGTATCCCAGCGAACAACATCCCACGGTTCAACAAGAAGATGGCTGGTAAGCGCTTCTCCGAGATGTAGGCTCAACCGTAGGACAGGAGAGTTATGAACATACGAGAAGAAATCGCGCACCTCGCGCAACCACTAACCGACTTCGTTACCCATCCGAACAACGTACGCCAGGGTGACGTAGGTGCCATCACGCAATCGTTGAACGCGCACGGACAGTACCGCCCGATAGTCGTACAACGTTCCACCGGCCACATCCTCGCGGGCAACCACACGTTCCTCGCGGCGAAGTCTTTGGGATGGCCTCAGGTGGCGGCCACGTTCGTTGATTGTGACGATGAACAAGCCATCAAGATACTGCTCGTTGATAACCGCGCGAATGACCTTGCGATGTACGATGACCGCAAACTCGCGGAACTGTTGAAGAACCTGGCGGCCACGGATGCCGGCCTTGACGGTTCATTATTCAGCGGCGATGACCTGGATGACTTACTCTTTAGGATTGAAGGAACACTCGGTGAGGCGTATGTCGCGAACTCGTTGGCACAACTCAAAGAAGATTACGACAAGGCCGACACACGCACGATGCTGTTCCCGTTGACCGTCGCTGAATACATGGATGTCGCTACCAAACTGAAAGCGTTACGTGATGAGTACGGTGAAGACGACAACTCAGGAATCTTGAAGCGCCTAGTGAACTCAGCGTATGAAGATACTCAACGTAAATAAAGCCGCCTGGGAACCGGCGACACGGCTCGCGTCTGCCGAACAAGTTGAGTGCGACGATGGTGACCTGCTCGCGCTACTTGACAGTGAACCAGCGGTAGTTCAATCAACGGCCTGGGGGCAACGCGAAGAAACCTTGAAGGCTCTCACCAGGTTCTTACGGTACAAAGTGAAGTTCCAAAGCATTCCAAAGAGTAACAAGCGTGGCTTCGTACGATTGTCAGGTATTCGCGCGGCGAACGAATACTTTGGTACAACACCACCCGACCCACCAAAGAAACGTTATGCGTGTCGCGACGGAAGGCTTTACGCGAAAGAACCCGAATACAAACAGATGATTGACGAGATTACGGTTACGGCCTGGCACTACTTCCAGAAGCAGTTCCCGACTCAGGCCGCTGAACACGAACGCATAGTGAGGGAAGCCATCCACCCTGATTGGCTCATAGCCGGCACGCCATTCACTTCAGGCATCGTGAACGACAGGTCAGCGTTACCGTTCCACAAAGACGCTGGCAACTTGAAGGGAACGTGGTCAATGATGTTGGCGTTACGCGCCAACACGGATGGTGGCGGCTTACAGATACCTGAACTCGGCCTGAACCTGGGCATACCGAACAACTCAATGACCATCTTTGAAGGGCAAGCGTTCTGGCACGCGGTAACGCCGCTGGTTTACCGTAAAACTGACGCGTATCGTTACACCCTGGTCTGGTACGTAAAAGACCGCATCAAACATTGTGTCTGCCGTGAAGATGAAACTGAACGCTCAAGTGTTGAAACAACTAAGAACCAAGACGCATACATTCCATAGCCGAACACGTGGACATCAACAAGGTGATATGCGTGGACGTGGATGACACGATTTGCCACACCATCAACCGTGATTACGCCAATAGCGTGCCGATTGAACCGATGGTCGCCAGATTGCGTGAAGCGCGCGCGCGCGGATACCACATAGTGCTACACACCGCCCGTGGCCAGGGACGTTCCGACGGCGCGTGGCAAAGTGTCGCTGATGAAGTGCGCGCTGAAGTCACCACGTTCTGCCAACGGTTCGCCATACCATTTGACGCCATCGTGCTCGGTAAGCCGTGGGCGCGCTGGTACGTGGATGATAAGGCGATAAGGCCAGATGAGTTTCTGGCGGTTGAGTTATGAACACGTTTATCCTGTTGGCCGGTGGGCAAAGCACCAGGTTTGATGGTGACAAACTGCTTGAACGCTTCGGTGGCGTCACGTTGCCACAACAAGCAGTCATCTTCGCGATAGCGAATGGCGCTCAACGCATCTGTGTCACACTATCGCATAAGCAAATACATACGGATGGCCGCGCTATCAAGCACCAGGTTCTTGACGACCTACTTGACGTACACCCTGTTGAAGTGACGTTACAAGACCCCAAACGTTACGGCGCTGGTGCGGCGCTGAGCGCGTGGCAACAACAAGGCATTGGCGCGGCCACCGTCTTGTTCGCTGATAACTATTACAAAGGCATCCTGCCGGTTATGGCCGACGCGACAGCGTTGTATTACAGCACCGTAACCAGGGAACGCCCATCGGCCAGGAACCTCCAACTGGCCGCGGTCAAAGAAGGCGTCGTGATTGAAAAGCCACACACCATCGTCAGCGGTGAATATTTCGCAGGGTTCATCAAGATGCCGGCCACCGTCTGGCAACTGTTACCTGGCTTACGGAGTAGCAACCGCGACGAGTACGACATTGTAGACGTCATCAACGGTGCGCCGGTAACCAAACGGATAAGGCTTGAAGATTGCGACATTGTTTGGGATGACGTTACTTACGCGTCAGACATCAAACGCGTCAACGAGATTATCTTGTGCGCGACTTCGTAGGCGCTTCAAACGCACGTTTTCAACAAGTAGGCCAACGGCTGACCAAAACCTGCGACAACGCCACTGAACAAGCAACCTGGTTACGGATGGCCGCCGTGTTGCCGCTGGAACCAGGGTTACGTTGCGTAGACGTACACGCGGTCACGGCCACCGATTACACGATGGAACACGTCACCGGCCACCTGGCCACCGTTGAGCCAGGCACGCACGTCACACGTACCCTGTACGCCCAGGTGGAGAGATGGCGGCGTATCCCCACCACCACGCAAGCCACCTGGGGTAGTTACCTGGTGCGGCTGGAAGCACACTGCCGCCTGGCGCGTAGCGACGTGTTGTGGAGCGCGCTGGACGTTGTCAAGGCGGAACCACCACCACCACCATCGTTCAATCACGGCGACCTGACCTACGAAAACGTGCTTATCCAATCAGGTACCACCTACTGTTTGATTGACCCGAACTATTCACCGTCGCTGTATCAGTCTTACGCACTTGACTACGGGAAGATGTTACAAAGTACCCACACCGCCTACCACGCGACGTTCAACAGCAACGTTGGTGCCGGCCTGGCTTCTTGTGACGCCACGTTGGTTCAGTTGTTACGAGCCGGCGGCCACTATCGTTATTCGTTGGTGGCGTGCGTTACGCACATCATCCGCCTAGCGAAGTATCGCGCGAACGAAATACACAAGGTTGAAGTTTTGGCCAAACCACTATTGGAGGAACTGACGTGTACATCATCATCACGACCCTGAACCGTGAAGATAACCAGAAGGCGCTAGGGCAGATACCGGAAGCGTTACACGATAAGGTGCGTTTGTTTACGCGTGAAGACCGCGTGGCGTTACTCCAGGCCAACGTACCACCAACTATCACCGTTCAACCGCTACCGCTTGACACATACGGCATCGCGCAAACCAGGCAACGCGCCGTTGACGCCACACCCAAAGGCAAAGTTTGGGTCATTGACGACTTGTGTAAGTTTATGAAGCGAACCATTATCAACGGTAAGCCAACCTACGAAAAGGCCACCGAAAACGTCTTCCACGACTTGTACAACACCGTCGCTCACCATTTAGATAAGTACGCCCAGGTTGGCATCAGCGCCCACTACGGCAACAACAGGTGCCTGGCAGACACGGTGACCGTAGGCCGCGCCTACAGCACCTACGGCATACGGACAGACATAATGGAACGCGCCAACGTCCGCTTTGACGCTATGTACCGAGACAATCCAGCCCATATGCAGATGGAAGACTTCTACATCACCCTTGACCTACTGACCAAAGGTTTCAGGAACATCATCATCTTCAACTATTGCTTCCAATACCAACATAACCACGTGGGCGGCAACAGCACACATCGCACCATTACCACACACGGCGATAGCGCCATTGAACTACATCGGCGCTTCCCTAAGTTCGTGCGCCTGGTGAGGAAGCAAGGCAAGTGGGGAACACAGGATATGCCAGACCGCATTGACATCAACGCATCGTGGAAGAAGGCCTACGAGTCCAGCCGCCGGCCACGCAAATGACCAAGATAGGGAAGCCTTGCCTGAACTGCGGCAACGTCACCATCAACGGCTCACGATGCCCCAGGTGCCAAACAGCCTGGAACCGTAACCACCCGAAGCCACCACGCCCACACTACGCAGGTAACTATCGGGCGAGAGCCAAGAAGATACGCGCCAACGCGACACACTGTTGGCTATGTGGAGAAGGACATCGTGACAACGACCCATTTACCGCTGACCACGTCACCCCAGGTGACCCAGGTTCACCACTACTACCAGCACATCGCTCTTGTAACTCACGCCGCGGCAACAACACACATAGATAAGAACCAGAAAATCAGATAAGGAACTGAAAAAAAAATTTACGTTCTGAAATCTAAAAATGTTTCTCTTTCCGAAATCCAAAAATGTTTCTCTGAACTCAAAACCCGTTTTTTAGTGGCGGCCTGCCAAGTTCACCCCTGCGTTTTGACGGCGTGCGTAGCCGCGGAATAAGTCGTTTATTGGTGGCGTCGCCTATCATTGTGGAATGGGCGGCAAAGGTTCTGGACGTAGGCCGAAGCCGGCAGAACAAAAGCGCCGTCTTGGTAATCCAGGTAAAAGAAAGTTACCTTCTCAGAACGCAGAGATAATCGTGTTGCCATTCCGTGACGTTCCTGAACCCCACCGGCCAATAGCGACAGCGTTTGGGCGCAGGATGTGGGATGCGGTGTGGATGGCTGGCGCTTCTTGGCTGAAGCCGCAGATGGATTCTGAAATAGTCCTGATGGCGTGTGAGGCGATAGATGAGCGCGTTCAGTTGCGTAACCAGGTTATGCTTAATCCAGCGTCGTGGCGCGAGAGACGGGGATTACGTGAACTTGATAAGCAGATTGCTTCACTGTTGGGTCAGATTGGTTTCGCGCCAAGTGACCGCGCGAACCTCGGAATAGGGGAGACTAAGAACAATGAGTTCCACGAAATCAGAGCGCGTATCCAAGCAAAGAGGCATAACACCTCATCGTGATTGGTCGCCCACGTTCTACACCGCACGTAAGAACGGACTGACTGACGGTGATGAACTAATACGTTTCGCGGAGAACCACTTCCGCGTTATGAAAGGATTTCGCGCCGGCCAGCCTCTTGAGTTCACCGGTTGGCAACGCTGGTTGTTACGTGGCTTGATGGAACGCCGTGATGACGGGCGGTTACGTTACCGACGCGCACTCATCGGGCTACCACGCAAGCAAGGTAAAAGTTTGATGGGTAGCGCGCTGGCCGTTTACTCAATGATTGCTGGTGAGCCAGGTGCGGAAGTGTATGCGGTGGCTGGTGACCGGCAACAAGCACGCATCATATTCAACGAAGCGAAGACGCAGGTACAGAACTCACCGATGCTTTCTGGTATCGCGAAGGTTTACCGTGACGCGATTGAAATGCCCACGTTCGGGTCGGTGTTCCGCGTGTTGTCCAGCGAGTTCAAAGGCCAGGCTGGATTGAACCCTTCAATGGTTTTGTTTGATGAGTTGTGGAACCAGGGGGATAGTGAACTGTTTGACCAGATGACGCTCGGTTCTGGTGCGCGCATTGAACCTTTGGCGGTAGCGATTACCACCGCTGGTTACAACCTTGATTCGTTGGCTGGGCGGCTTTACCACTACGGGAAGCAGTGCGCCCAGCAGGAAGTAGTGGATGACTCCTTCGGCTTCTGGTGGTGGGAAGCGCCAGCGGATTGCGACATCACTAGCCGCGCCGCGTGGAAGAAGGCCAACCCGAACATCGCTGAAGGATTACTTGACCCAGACGATATGGATACCGCCACCAAACAAACCACCGAGTCGGCGTTCCGCCGTTGGCGCTTGAACCAATGGGTACGTACGCAAGAATCCTGGTTACCGGCTGGTGCTTGGGAACGTAGCCTGAGCGACCTTGAACTTGACCCACTACTACCTATCTGGGTAGGGATAGATATGGCGTTGAAGCACGACAGTATCGCGGTGGTCATCGCACAACCGCAGGCTGAGCGCGTGGTGGTGCGCGCGAAGATTTGGCAACCAAAAGAAGAAGGCGTTGATGTCGCTGAGATTGAGATTTACTTACGCGAGATACACCAGGCGTATCAGGTCAATGAGTTCGCGTTTGACCCTGCGTACTTCCAGCGTTCAGCGGAAGCGTTGGCTGATGATGGCCTACCGATGGTGGAGTTCCCCCAGACTGGTTCACGAATGATTCCAGCGTGCGGCCAAACGTATGAGCAGATAGTTCAAGGCAAAATAGCCCACGATGGTTCGCCCACGTTCACCGACCAGGTTCTATCCGCGGCACAACGTATGACTGACGCCGGTTGGCGTCTGAGTAAGAACAAAAGCAAGCGAAAGATTGACGCTTGTATTGCTATGGTTATGGCCGTGGACAGAGCGACCAGGCGACAAGACCCAACCGATGACGGTCCGATGGTGTACAACCCGTGGTGAAGTTGAAGCGACCCAAGTTCAATCGGTTGGCGTTCACTACGTTCCTTGAACTAATCGGTGCTGTATCGGTCGTGATTGGTGTATCATCGTGGTCGGTAGCCGCCGGATTCGTAGTTGGTGGCCTGCTACTTATCGGGATTGGGTACCTATCAGCGTGAGCATCATCAAGCGTTTTGAACAACGCGCACTTCCCACCAACATTGACCCGTACGGCGTTACCGCACGCCCACTGTTCAACAACTACTCAGGTGAGTTGGTCAACGAGAACACGGCTTTCGCCCATAGCGCTTTGACGGCCGCCGTCACGTTGCTCGCTGATTCAATCGCGGTGATGCCGCTGGAACTGTTGCGTGAACGTGGTGGCCGCACACAACGCCTACCTACGCCATCTGTGTTACTGAAACCGAATGACCATCAAACGATGTTTGACTTCGTTCACCAGACGGTACTTATGTTGGCGTTACACGGATGCGCGTACATCTATGCGCCACGCCGCCCAGGTGAACTACCACCAGAAATGCGGAACATCCACCCGAACCAGGTCAAAGATATGGTTGACGACAGCAACGGTGAACCGTATTACGAAATCAACCGCGTGGAATACAGCCTGACCGACATCCGTTCAATCCATTGGCTTCTGTTCCCTGGCCGGCTACGCGGCCTATCACCACTTGAAATCAACCGCAACACAGTCGGTATGGGTATCGCGATGGATAGGTTCCTCGCACAGTTCTATGGCGAAGGCGCTACGCCATCATCCGTGCTTGAAACGGAACAACGCATCACACCTGACCAGGCTGACCTAATGCGCCAAACCTGGGAAGACTCCCACTACAAACGGCGCAGGCCAGCCGTATTGACCGGTGGCCTCAAATGGCGGAGTATCACCACTAGCGCCTCAGATATGCAGATGATTCAGCATCGCGAAAGCATCATCCGTGATATCGCGCGCGCTTACCGTATCCCACTCAACCTCATCGCTGGTTCAGGTGGAGACTCGCAGACTTACCAGAACGTTGAACAGTCAGGTATCAACTTTGTGCGGTACACGCTTCTGCCGTGGATGCGCCGTATTGAAGACGCCATCAGCGAGATGTTGCCACTTACTCAGAAGGTTAGGTTCAACGCTGATGAGTTTATGCGCGCTGACTTGACGACCAGGGTGAACGCGCAACGTACACAAATCTTGACGGGTACGATGTCACCGAACGAAGCACGCCAACAGGAGAACCGTGAACCGTATGAGGGTGGAGACTTGTTCGTTACACCAGCCGCGACACCACCGGCAGGAACAGACGCAGAACCACCAGCGAGATAAGTATGGCGAACCTGGTCGCACCGTCATTTATGAAGATGTCTGCCAGGCGCGGCCTCGCGTTACACGCCGCAGGTGAAAGCGGTGACGGCCTGAAGCCAGCGACAGTTGGTGACGCACGCAAAATGGTGGAAGGCCAGGCGTTATCGGAAGACAAATGGCGGCGTATCGCACCGTGGATAGCACGCCACATCAGCGACCTTGACGCCGTTCAGGGTGGTGAGATTACCGCTGGGCTGGTCGCGATGTTGTTGTGGGGTGGTGGTAGCAGTAAGAGTTCCGCGCGCCGCACCCAGGCTTATGCGGAACGGATTGTGGCGCAACTAGAAGCGACTGAAGAACGTGCGCCGGCACCGAAGAAAGACCAAATCAAGGGAAGTGAAAAGAACCCTGCTGGTTCAGCGACAGGCAAGAAGGGTGGTATTGAACTCAGTAAAGAAACCGAAACTGCGTTACGTAACAAACTTGAAGAACATAACGAGAAGATGAAGGATAGGCCTATTTGGACTCGTACCACGTTGGGCGCGTTGAAGGCCGTGTACCGGCGTGGTTCGGGCGCGTTCTCAGGTTCGCACCGCCCAGGTATCGGTCGCGCACAATGGTCTATGGCAAGAGTGAACGCGTTCCTTTACTTGTGTCGTGTTGGCCGCCCGAAGAACGCAGGTTACATAACTGATAACGACTTACTCAACAAAGCACACCCTAAGTATTCAGGTAAGCGTTATGACCCTGACCAGCCGCGTGAGGATGACGGCAAGTTCGGTGAGGGTGGCGGCGGTGAAGGCGGTGGTGGTAGCGACGGTGGAAGCAACAAGAACACCATCGGCACAAACGAAAGCAAGGTTGAAATTGACCCTGAGATGGAAGATATCGCTGGCTCGGATGAATATGCCCGCATCGCTGACGATGTGTTGGCAGATGAACAAGGAGAATACGGTGCCGGCCTAGTTCCTGCTCAGCGCGAAGCGCTTGATAACTACACTGCTTCTGGGCACAGTTCAATTAACAAAACCCTACGAGGCGCACCACCACCACCACCATCACCAGAACGAGCGGAAAAGGCGCGTGTTGAAGCGGAACAAATCAACGGTGCCATACGCGCGGCACCAGCGATAGAAGAAAGCGTAATAGTTTACCGTGGGATAGGCGACGGCGCAGAAGCCAGGTTCAACGATGCGAAAGTGGGCGCTACTTTTGTTGATAAGGGCATCGTCAGCACTTCTTTATCGTTGGACACGGCGCGAAAATTCGGTGAAATGGGAACACTAGGTACACCTAGAACGCTCTTGGAAATCCGCGTACCTGGTGGTAGCAACGCATTGTCCGTTTCGGCGTTCAAAGGAAGGGAATGGATGGAACACGAACTGTTGTTACCTTCGGCAACAAAGTTCACGGTGGTCGGGAAGAAGAGATTAGAAACTGGCCAAACCGTGGTTATCGTTGATGCCAACACGGGGAACTAATATTGTGGTTATGATGGTGGCTTATGGCAACAACTAAGTTCACTTACGAAGACGCCGATGAAGTGGTGTTCACCGAAGCAAAAGAAACAAAGTCAGCGGAACCAACCGTTGAGTTACGTCACGCCGGATGGGTCACCAGCGGTGATGAGAACCGTTCCATCGCCTACACGACGCTTGAACTACGCGCGTCAGAAGATGAAAACACTTTGGTTGGTTACGCCGCCGTATTTGACTCACCTAGCGAACCGATGCCATACACGGAGTATGTGCGACGTGGCGCGTTCTCCAAGACGTTGAACGATGGCGCTGACGTACGCCTACTGATTGACCACGAAGGAGTTCCGTTGGCGCGCACCAAGTCAGGCACTTTGTCGCTGGAAGAAGATGAACGTGGCCTACGCGTAGAAGCGGAACTTGACCCGGCTAACCCTGACGCCGCCCGTGTCTTATCAGCGATGCGCCGTGGCGACCTGAGCCAGATGTCGTTCGCGTTCAAGACCATCAAGGATTCATACAACGAAGACCGTTCCGTTAGGGAACTGAAAGAGGTCAAACTCTTTGACGTTTCTATCGTCACCTTCCCTGCTTATGAGGACACGGTGGCCGAGTTGCGAAGCCGTAACGAAACGGCTACAGTAACAGTTGCGAGTAATATCCTGATACGTAAGAACCAGGTTCTTATCGCGAAGCATAAACAGCCGTAGCAGTAATCAGCCAACACTGTTCTCCAAATCAACAATCAACCTTCGGGGAGTAACCAATGAAATATTCAGAGCAACTAAACGAAAAGCGCGGCAAGGCGATTGAGATGGCCGAGTCCATCGTGAAGACCGCACAAGAACTGAAGCGTGAACTTTCCCCAGATGAGGACAAGATGGTGGAAGACAAACTTGAAGAAGTCAAAGAGATGGACGAACAGATTCGCAAGCACCGCGAACTTGAAGAGCGTTCCAGCCAGGCCGCGGAAGTCCGTGCCGAAACCAAGATTGACACCGCGGTAGCAGTCGTCAAGTCTGAGCCACGCACCTACTCGCCAACAGCGAAGACATCGTTCGTTCAAGACGCTTACCGCGCCCACTTCAACAACGACTACAGCGCCAAAGAGCGTCTGAGCCGCCATATGAACGAAGAGCGCGTAGAGCGCCGTGACGTGACAAGCGCGAACTTCGCTGGACTTGTTGTGCCGCAGTTCCTCACGGAACTCGCCGCGCCGTTTGCACGCGCCGGCAGGCCAGCACTTGACGCGTTCCGCAAGCACGCGCTTCCAGAAAGCGGCCTTGTCATCAGCATCAGCAAAGTGACCACGGGTACCGCGACAGCCGTACAAACGGAAGGTGCCGCAGTTCAAGAAACTAATATGGATGACACCAAACTTGACGTGACCATCGTGACCGTCGCCGGTCAGCAGAACGTTTCACGTCAGGCTATTGAGCGTGGCACGAACATTGACTCGCTGGTGATGGCCGACCTGGTGTCTGCTTACCACACCAACTTGGACAGCCTGTTCGTCACTACGCAAGCGGCAACATCGCTTACGAACGTCATCACGGAAGTCATCACATACACCGACGGAACGCCATCGGTCTCGGACCTTTATCCGAAGATTGTGGATGGCATTCAGCGAATCCAAACGAACTTCTTCGCCGGGCCGAACTTCATCTTGATGCACCCTCGCCGCCTGGCGTTTATCCTGGCCGCGGTGGATGACCAGAAGCGCCCACTCGCAGTACCAGTGCCGAACTTCAACGGGCAGCCTGCGTTCGCTTCGGGCAACGGCGCACCTGTGTACGGCAACTCTGGCTACACCATTCTCGGTCTGCCTGTCATCACTGATGCGAATGTCATC